AGATTTGCACCATATTCAGAAGGTTACATAAAACAGTTACAAAGAGAAGGTAAGCCAACAGCAGTAGATTTATTCTATTCTGGTAGAATGTTAGGTGCTTTAACTCCATCAATGGTTAAGAAAACAGGTAAGCATAAAGTAACATTAGCCTTTTCAAGAAAAGAAGAAATAGATAAGGCTTTTTTCAATCAAGTAACTACTGACCCACAAAGAGAATTTTTTGGCTTTAATAGTAAGACAGAAAAGATTATAAACAAAGCGTTTAATAGATTTGTCGAAAAAGAACTAAAGAAGTTTAAACTATGAGTAAAAGAGAAAATATTGCATCAAACATACTATCTACCATTTCTGGTATATCTAGCCCTAGTATCAAAAAAGCTACTAGACAACCTTTTCAATTAGATGAGTTATCTGACAAACAATATCCAGCAGTAATAGTCCAAACATCAGAAGAAACTAGAGAAGATCAGGAAGTAGGCTCAGGTGCAAGAACTAGAATTGGTACTATAGAATTTTTAGTTCTTGGCTTTGTAAAAGGTGCAGAAGTTAATATTGACACAAAAAGAAATGAATTAATAACAGCTATTGAAACAGAACTAGAATCTGATATTACTCGATCTGGTAACGCACTTGATACAGAAGTTATTCAGGTTGAAACTGACGAGGGTACTTTGTTTCCTATAGGTGGAATCAGAATGACTATTAGGTGTATTTACGAATTTCAAGCTGGAACACCATAGGAGATAAAATGAAAACAGATAAAATTATAGATAAGATAGAAAAAAAAATAGAAAGTATGGAAAAACTACACGATAAGGAGTCTTTACTTTGCGAAGAAGTTAAAGATTTACTTGCAGATTTAAGAGATGAAGAAGATGATTCATTTGAAGATGAAGAAGAATTTGAAGATGATGAAGAAGAAGATATTGACGAAGAAGAAGAAAACTAATAAAAAGCATTATGGCTAAAGATATTAAATTATATAAAGATGGGAATGAAGTTATAATAAACGAAACTCAACTTGAAAATTTTATTGCACTTGGATATAAACAAGAGCAAGAAAATAAACCAAAAACTAATAAGGATAAAAAATGGCAACACATCACGGAAAAGAAGGAGTAGTAACTGCTGGTGGAACAGGTATAGGTGAACTTACAGGTTTTACATTAGAAACTACTGCTGATGTTGTAGAAGATACACAACTATCAGATTCAACTAAATCATTTGTAGCTGGAAGAACATCATTTTCTGGAACTTTAGAAATGAGTTATGATGAAACTGATTCTCCACAACAAACTCTAACTGCTGGAACTTCAATAAGTTTTATATTAGCACCAGAAGGTAATGCTACAGGAGATGAAACTTTCACAGGAACAGGGATTGTTACAGGAATGAGTGTAAGTATTCCACTAGACGGAATTATAACTAGATCAGTTACTTTTCAAGGTACAGGAACATTGACAAGAGGAACTGCTTAATAATACTGTATGAAATTTATTGACAGAGCAAAATCTCATTTTGAGTCTCTTGGTGTTCAACATATTGAAGTACCTGAATGGAAAGATGAAGCTGGTAATCCAAGTGTAATATATTGGAATCCAATCACTTTATCTGAAAAAAATAAATTATTTAAAAAATCAGAAAACTTATCTGATGTAAGTATTCTTGCAGATATTCTAGTAATGAAAGCACTAGATAAAGATGGAAATAAATTATTTACATTAGAAGATAAAATTGCATTAATGCACAAAGTTGACCCTGATGTCCTCTCTAAGGTAGCAACCGCTATGGTTCAGGTTATCACTCCTGAAGAAGTAAAAAAAAACTAAAATCCGACCCTGAATTAAAAAATTTACTTATCGTTGCTGATAGGCTAAAAATAACTTTATCTGAACTTTTAAAAATGGAAGTTTGGGAGTATAATCATTGGCTTGGTTATCTTTTAGAAGAATCAGAACAAAATGAACAAGCTATGAACAAAGCAAGGCACAGATAAATGGCTCAAAATTTAAAAATTAATATATTAGCAAAAGATAGAACAAAACAAGCTTTGTCATCAGTACAAACAAGATTAGGTTCATTAAGAAGTGCTGTATTTAGTTTGCAATCAGCTTTTATTGGTTTAGGTGCTGGATTAGTCATAAGAAACTTAGTTAACACAGGAAAAGAATTAGAAAATTTAAGAGTTAGATTAAAATTTTTACTTAAAGATACAAACGAAGGTGCAAAAGCATTTGACAACATGGTTAAGTTTGCATCAAGAGTTCCTTTTTCATTAGAAGAAATACAGGCTGGTTCAGGAATATTAGCAACAGTTACAGATAACGCAACTGATCTTCAAAAAATGTTGGAGATTACAGGTAATGTTGCGGCTACAACAGGATTAGATTTTAGAACTGCATCAGAACAAATACAAAGATCATTTAGTGCTGGTATAGGTGCGGCAGACCTTTTCAGAGAAAAAGGTGTTAGAAATATGCTTGGCTTTAAAGCTGGTGCAACAGTTTCAATAGAAGATACTGTAAAAGCTTTTGAAAGAGTATTTGGCAGAGGTGGTAGGTTTGGAAATTCAACAGATGAACTAGCAAAAACATTTGAGGGTACTCTCTCAATGATTGGCGATAAAATATTTAATTTTAAAAAAGTTTTACTTGAAGCTGGTTTCTTTGAAGAACTAAAAAGACAGTTTGGAGATTTAGATAAGTTCTTAGCTGACAACGCAGAAAGATTAGATGAAATTGCAACAACTGTTGGAAAAAATTTAGCAAGTGCAATAACAGGTGCAGTTAAAATAGGTAGAGATTTAATTCCAACAATACAAAAAATAGGTTCTGTCTTAAAAAGTATTAAAGATGGATTTATGGCTTTACCTGAATTTGCTAGAGAAGTTGGTTTGGTTGGTGCTTTTTTATTTGGTAAAAAAGGTGCAGTAGCTTTAGCTGGAATCAGTTTTATTATTGACAAGGTAAATGATTTTGTAAAACAAACTAAAATAGAAGCTGGAATTATTGATTTAGAAAATCTTAATGATGTAGAATCAAGAATTGACACAATTAATAAACAACTTGAAAGTCAAGGAAAAACAATAACAAAAACAATACATCTTAATAATGGAGTTACAAATACCATAACAGAACAGATAGATTTAGGCGAGATAAAATTAAAAGATTTAGAAAAAGAAAAAAAACAACTTGAAACAATTTTAATATTAAATGGAAAAGGTACTGAAAATCAATTTGAGTTAAATAGGCATTTAAAAGAAACAACAAAAGAAATTGAGAAACAAACAAAACATCATAATAGAATTATAAATCAGTTTGATGCTGAAGCAAAACTAATAGAAAGAATTAAAAATGAAGAAAAGAAAAGATCAGATAGATTAATAGGTACATCAAGAAATGTATTTGATGAACAACAAAAACTAATTTTTAAAACAAAAGAAGAATTATCAACAAGACAAAAAATTCATAAAACTATTCAAGATCAAAACAATCAATTCTCTATTTCAAATGAACTAAGTGATTTAATAAATAAAAGTGTTAGTGGAGTATCAAGAGGATTTGCTGAAGCCCTTGTTCTTGGAAAAAAATTAAATATGTCAATGAAAGAATTAGCACAAAGTTTATTAGTAGAAATAATTGCTAAAACTATCGAAAGAATAACCTTACTAGGTATTGAAAAAATATTATCAGAAACATTATTTAAAAAAGATCAAGAAAGAGAAAACGAAATTAGAAAACAAAATACACAACTAAAAAGACAGATTGCACTTCAAGCAACACTTAACGCTTTAGGTGGTGGTGGTGGTAGTTTTCTAAGCGGTTTATTTAGAGCATCAGGTGGTTCAGTACAAAAAGGTCAACCAACTATTGTCGGTGAACAAGGTGCTGAAATGTTTATACCAAACTCAACAGGTCAAATAACACAAGCGGCTAGAGGTGTTGGCGGTGGTTCTGTAAATGTTAATTTTAATATTAATACTGTTGATGCTTCTGGTTTTGAAGATTTACTTGTTAGATCAAGAGGTACAATTACACAATTAATTAATAACGCAGTAAATGAAAAAGGAAGAAGTAGTATAATTTAATGTCAGGTGCATTCCCAATATCTTCAGCAAAATTTCAAACTCTTGGTATTAAGAGCATACAGAATACAATTATATCTAAATCACAATCAGGTAAAAAACTTGCAAGACAAATAGATGGTCAAAGATTTGCTTTTACTGCACAAATAATTACAGGAAAAAGATCAGATATTTATGGTGAACTTATGGCTTTTATTATTAAGCAAAGATCACAAAAAGAAAACTTTACAATCATACCGCCAGAAATAGAAGATGCTAGAGGTAGTGAAACAGGAACAGTTTTAGTAAATGGAGTTCAC